GGTGGGTTTGGTTACACATCTAATGCACAAGTCATCATTTCAGAAAAAGTTTTGACTATATCAAATCTTCAAACGTCTGAAACAAATAATTATTTTAATACATTTGATACATTAACACAACCAATAGCATATATTAATTTTGAAAATTCTACGAGTGAGTTTTCAAACGGAGAAAGTATTTTTACGTATCATCCAAATAATGCAGTTAAAGGCACCGGTTTGATCTTATATGCAAACAACGCGGGATCAAATGCTGGAACATTGACTGTATATCCGCAGAGCGGTGACTTAGATGAATCAATAATTTACACTACTGATAATACTATATCTGCTTCATTAACATTGTCAAATGGTTATTTTAGTCAAAATGTTACTGCAAATATCATGGGTTCATCTGCAAACCTATTAATTTTTGTTTCAGATGTTACAAATACTTTTTCAAGAAATGATGAAGTATTCCAACTTAACTTGAGTAACGTTGAAATTGCAAATGCAAAAGTTAGAACTTTCACTAGCACAATCGGAACAAACGGTACGATCCTAGTTCAAAACGTAAATGGTGTTTTCTCTCCTCAATTTCAATTAAAGAATAGAAATTCTAACGCCACTTGCAACGTAGATTCACAAACACTATCTATAGGTGTATATGACATAGATAATGATTTTGTTTCTTTTGAAGGAAATTTCGTATATACGACCAACAATCAGACTAACGGCACTGTAACGTTTGTTAGCACTGGTGCTGGTGCTAACTTAGGAATATCAAACGATTTCTTATACTCAGAAGTAGTTAGATTAAACACTGATAAATTAATTGATTACGCCAATGTCGCATTAAATTCTTCTAATTATGGTTTCCCACCGAGTGGCAATGAAACTTTATCAACTATAATGGATGATGCTCTATCATATGACTTAATAACTATAGGAAAAATTCGTTCATTGATTGGTGTAAATCGTGGTGATGAGTATAACATCGCTCCGTTAGTAACTATCTATGATCCTAACATATATTATTTCGATAGACAAGATTATAAGATAACTCTATCAAATTCAACAAACTTTGCTATCGGTGAACTTATAACACAAGAAGCTACTGGTGCGAGAGGACTAATCAAGTCTACATCAAACTCAACTGTCTTATTCGTTGAGCGCTTGAATTTATTAAGAGCTAATAATTTCGTTGCTACTACAAATAGTTCTACCGTCATAGTAGGAAGTAGTAGCGGATTTAGTGCTAATGTTTTTGACGTGACCACGGACTTTGACTCTAGATACCTAGGGTTTAATTCTGACATTTCTTCTGAAAGCATAACTTCTAATGGTGTAATAACTTCCGTCGAGATTATAGATTCTGGATTTGGTTATGTTGACAACGAAGAAATTATTTTTGCTAAAGGTAACGAAGTAGCAGTAGCGACTTCACGTCTTGGAACTGGCGGTAAAGGGACTGGTTACTATAAGAAAAATGGTGGATTCTTGAGCGACGTTAAAAAATTATATGATGGATTGTACTATCAAGAATATTCATATGATATTTTATCATCAATGCAATTGAATAAATATGAACAAATGTTAAAACAAATTCTTCACGTTGCTGGAACAAAATATTTTAGCACTCTTGATTATAAATCATTTATTCCGTCAACAATAAATATTGGTAACGATGGATATGGATCAATCATAGAAATTGGTGGACCAGAGATTCTATTGACTGATGGTATGTTTGATAGAAACTTTAACGAGAAGCCATTGACAACTGAAGATCAAGAATTCATTTTAAGATGATAATTTAAAGGTTTTATATGAAAAAAGTAGTCACAAAAAATCACAAAATTCATGTTGCTAGACAGCTTTTAGAATCTGTTAGCGAACCTGCTAATACATCTTATTATTTCTTTCTAGGAGATCACGTTCCTAGACAAGACTCTACTGTTCCAGACATTTACGATAACAACAGAGAAGTATATGTTGATGTTTATCGTAACATGATCATGGGCAAAAAGATAACTCCTCAAGATATGTCTCTAATGGTTAGAAATATACCATACGAAGAGAATAAAGTTTTTTCATATTATGATGATCAAGATCGTGATCTCTATAACAAAGATTATTTTTGTGTAGTTTCAGAGGGTATCGCTTCTTCGTATCGTCACGTGTTTTTGTGTCTAGATAACAATAACAATACTGCTTCTCAAGTTGCTCCACAATTCTCACATATAACTGGATCAAATACTGTTCTTTATGAAACATCCGATGGTTATCGTTGGAAGTATATGTATTCAGTTTCTAGTTCTACTGTTAAAAAATTTGGTTCCACTGAATACATACCGTTCGTTGCTAACAATACAGTTGTCCAAAGCGCAGTAGATGGTGCAATTGACGTTATAAAAATTTCAACTGGCGGTAGAGGATATGACAATTACATCACAGGAACTTTATCTACAAACGATATAAATCCGGGTGGACAATCACAGTTATATAAAATTGCAAATTCAAACGCAAAACCTATCAATGATTTCTATAAAGGTTGTTTATTTTACGTTGCTGAAGGAACAAACGCTGGACAATTCGCAAATGTAACTTCATACGTTAATAACACAGCTGGAAATTTTATTACTTTAGATAGAATCTTTAGTCCAAGATTAGATACTACATCATCATATGAGATATACCCAAACGTTAAAATAGCAGGAGATGGCTCTCAAACTATCAACGCTGTCGCAAGAGCTTTAATAAACACCACCTCTTCTAATTCAGTATACAAAATTGAAATATTAGATAGAGGAAAGGGTTATGATTATTTTGAAGCGTCTGTGGTTCCTCCAGCTGAAAATTCAAATAACGTTTTAAGAGAGGCCGTATTAACACCTATAATATCACCACCCGGTGGTCACGGGTTTGATGCTGCACAAGAATTAGGCGCTTCAAAACTTTGTATTTCTGTTACATTTAGAGGAACTGAAAGTAACACGATTCTTACTAAGAATGAATTTCAGCAAGTTGGAATTATTCGTGATCCTCTATTTGACAATGTGTTAGTAAATTATTCAAACGGATATGGTACGCCGTTAACAGGTGAATTATTTTATGTGATTACACCAAAAAGATTTGAAACTGGTCTGTCTACAAATTCGTTGTCTGCAAATATTACTTCAAACACTGGATTTTTTACAAATCAAGTAATACCTGGCGACCTAATTTATATAAAAAATGAAGTAGGTAACAGGCATATGCTAAATTATGTCAAAACAGTTCATAGCAATACTGTCATTGAATTAGAATCAAACTCACTATTTGACTCTACAAATTCAACAATTCATTACGCTAATTCTTCTTCTTTTGCGTTCTGCTCAAACGTTGAAGCAAACGGCGTTTATTTCTCAAATGTTAACGGCATTATTTCTACTGGAAATAAATTAATCGGTCTAAGCACTGGTACATATATTGAAGCAAATAGTGTTACTAGAAACGGTGATGACAAAGGATTCAATACCTTTATTCAGTTGTACAAGCATGAAGTTGATTCTTCAAATGCCGGAGCGTTCGCTTTTGAAGAAAATGAGTATGTCTATCAGGGTAACGTAACATCGGGACCTAATGCGTACTTACATTCTACAGAATCTTTAGGCGGAAATCAACACGTGTTGTACACATCTAGACAGTTTGGTACATTTGAAATTGGTGAAGAAATATACGGAAACACTTCAGGGTCATCTGTATTTTTAATAAATACATTATATCCGGAATTGGTTTATGGATCAGGTTCTGTTCTTTACGTAGAGAATGTCGAGCCTATTTCAAGATCAAACACACAGACTGAAACATTCAAAATTATCTTTGATTTTTAAGGAATCATAAATGGCAATCTCAACTAATTTAAATGCATCACCATATTTTGATGATTTTAATGTCTCTAAGGATTATTACAGAGTTCTTTTTAAGCCTTCAACATCCGTACAAGTTAGAGAATTAAATCAGTTACAGGCTATTTTACAGAACCAAATAGAAAAATTTGGTGATAATATCTTTAGACGCGGAACAATCATTGATGGTTGCAACTTCCAGTTCAATAACGCTCTATCATATGTTAAAATTTTAGATTCCGAAACATCAGGTTTTACAGCAATACCTTCTTTGTATGTTGGTAACTTTGTTAAGAATAGTAAGAATCTTGTAGGTATCATTGTTAATAGTGCAGACGGATTTGAATCTGCAGATCCGAACTTAAAAACACTATATGTAAACTACACGAATTCTGGCGACACATTTGAAGAGACTACTTTCCAAACGTCAGATCTATTAACAGTATATAGCCCATTAAATTCAATATATTCTATTGAAATTATTAATGGTGGAACAGCATTTTCTAATTCAGACTTAGTTATTTTTACTCCAGTAATTGCAGTCACAGAAACATCTGGACAATATCAAGAAGGTGATTTTATTGTTGATACATTGACTGGAGCAAACGCTGAGATTGTTCAGATTGATAGAGTCACGTTATCATCACTAAATCAAACACTTATTAAGTATAAGCCAAGTGTTACTCAGTTAACGGATTCAGACTTCACTGCAAATTCTTGGACATACGGTGTTGATAGTGTAGTTACTAATCCTGCACAGACAGTTTCTGCGACAATTAATCGAATTTTTGGTCAAAGCGCTGCTGGTAGAGTAGTTACTGCAGGTGATGGTTCTATCTTATCAGTTACTATGACTGATAGAGGAAGAGATTATACATATACTCCATTTGTTTCTGTACAATCTGATGGTAACATTTCTGGAGTTAACACACTAAATCTTCTTGCAAGAAATTATATCGCAAAAATTACAGTAGCTTCTTCTAATTCTGCCATAGGAAATGCTTATGCGTTTTCTGTTACAGAAGGTACGATTTATCAAAAAGGTCATTTCTTACGTGTAAATCCACAGACTGTTATCGTTTCTAGATATTCTGATCGTCCATCAAACGTTGCAGTTGGATTTACCACTAATGAATTCATTGTAGATTCAAATGTAGATACTTCACTTCTTGATAATGCATTAGATACAGAGAATGTTACTGCTCCCGGTGCAGATAGATTAAATCTAGTTCCTGAATTAATCGTAGTATCAAAAGATGTTGCTGCTGCAAATTCTGAATTTCTTTCTCTCGTAGAATGGAATGATGGCAATCCATATAAGCAAAATCAAGTAACACAATACAATAGAATTGGAGATGAGATTGCAAGGGCAATTTCAGATTCTTCTGGTAACTTCGTTCTTGACAGTTTTCAAGTCGTAACATCTTCACCAGCTAATACTGCGAATGAAGGACGATTCTACAGTACAATCATTGATCCAGGCCAAGCATATATCAGTGGAAAAAAAGTTCAAGTTAGATCAAACTTCGTATTAGATCTTGAAAAGGGTACTGATACAAAGATATCTAACAATATTATCAGTTTAAATTATGGTAATTATGTAAAATTAAAAGAAGTTGCTGGTGTATTCTCATTTAGCACTGGTGATGATGTTGCTTTGTATGACTTACAACAAGGATATTATTCTAATAACTTAACTTCTATTGCACCAATTGGTAATCAGATTGGTACTGCAAAGATGCGCTCAATGATTTACGATGAGGGTTCAGTAGGATCTGCAAACTCAGTATATAGATTGTATCTATTTGACGTAACAATGAATGCAGGTAAAAACTTTGCAGACGTAAGAAGCGTATATTATAATGATAATGTTTCTATTGAAGGTATCGCAGACGTCGTAACGTATGTTGATCCATCAACACAAAATAGCGTTGCAAGATTAGAAGGTGTAAAAGACAACAGACTCATATTTTCTTCTGGTGTAGATTCGTTAAAAAATTCAAATAATACTACATATACATATAGAACTGTATTTACGACAGACACATCCGTCGGAAACAACGGGGTGTTGACTAAATCAATCGCATCAGTTCCAAATGAATTTTTTCCATACACCGGAACATTGACAAACTCACAGAAGTTAGAATTATATGTTGTTCCAGTAGGAAATAACCTAATTCAATATAACCAGCTAACTGGTAACGTTTCAATAAACACAACATCTAATGTTGTTACGGGTTCAGGAACATCTTTCTTTGATGATTTCGAAGAAGGAGATTATGTTTACGTTTCTACGCCTGACTTAACGTCTGCAAATTCTATTAGAAAAGTAGTTAAATTAAATTCATCTACTTCACTGCAAGTAGACAGACCATTTGATTTCGCAAACACGACTGCGATCTTTAAGAGAGTGTTCCCACAAAACATTCCAGTTCCATTCGGAACACGAGACGGATTGAGTGCTAATGTTGATATTAACGGAAATATCTTAACATTAAAATTTGCTCATGCCAATGGCACTTCAATAACATTCGAAGGAACATCATCTGTTAATACGGCAGTCGGTATCAATGTTCAAAGACGTAATGTCACGTCATCTACAAAGACTGCAAATAGAAACAAGTATGTAAAGCTTTCATTGGCAAACAATGAAGGTAATACTACAGGACCATGGTGTATTGGTGTTCCAGACGCATTTAGATTAAGAAATGTATACGTTTCAAATAATGTTTCTGTAAATACATCAAGTCCAAACATTACTTCTCAATTCTATATTGATCATAATCAAAATTCAAATTATCTTGGATTGGGATGGTTGTATAAAAATCCATCTAGTTCTTTAAGTTTAGATGCTAATGATTTCTTGTTAGTAGAATTTGACTATTATACTAGAAATGCTGAAGGTTATTTCGATACAGTATCTTATACACACACTGCAAATTCACAACAGATTGCAGAAAACGATGCTAAAATTCTAGCAGACTTAAGTGATGAATCAAACTCATTCGAAGTACCTGAAGTTTACACATATGCAGGTGAATATTATGACCTTCTAAATCAATTTGATTTTAGACCAGCAGTAGCAAATACCGTTTCACCTACAGATGATCCTACATCTGCACCTGTAAACCCATCATATTCTGAAACTTTTGATCAGGTTACAGACAAGAAATTTCCATATCCAGACTCATCATGCATAAGTCAGATTGAACAGTATCTTGGAAGAGTAGATGATATCTATATCGGTGAAGAAGGTAATATCTATGCACTCAAAGGTATTCCAGACGTAAATCCAAAGAAGAGATTTACGTCTAATCATCCAAAAGACTCTCTAAGATTACAGACAATCTCTGTTCCTGCATATCCAACAGTAGGTCAGATTCTTTCTGACCAGATGAGTCTAATTCTTGACAAGAAAATTGGTAATGAAACTCTGTTAAATAAGAGACTTCCTTCTAGGGTCGCTACTCCAATTCTTACAACAACGTCTATGCAGCATTCACAGCCAATGTTGTATACGATGGAAGACATTGGAAACTTAGAAAGAAGAATTAGAGACCTTGAATATTATGTTTCACTGTCTGTTCTTGAAACAAACATTACGAATAAGATAATTCCAAGTTCTATTGATCAAAACATAAATAGATTCAAGTTTGGTTTCTTTGCAGACGATTTTGCAACAAAACTATACACTGACATAAATAATCCACAATATTCAGCATCTGTTGAAGTTGAAGGTGATTTATCATTTGGTATGTTCTCATCTCCAACTGATAGTGGATCAGGAGTCGCAAACAAGAGTGAGTTAGCATCTGCAAATAGCACTCCATATCCTTCACAAATTTCACAAAAGTCTACAAATAGAATTGTTCCAAAGAAATTTGTGTGGGCTATAAATCAATACATAGGTGAAAATATTCCATATGTTGATCATGTAATTCTAGAACAAAATATCGCAACTACAGAACCTGTGATAGTAGTGCCTAATACTAATATAGGAAATACTACATCTAATAATATTGCTAATACTATTGCTAATACATGTATTCCAAGAGTTATTACTACAAGAACGCCTGTTACAACACAATCAAATACATTAACACCATTTTTTAATGCAGGATATCTTGTAGGTGTTCAGAATAACGAAGTAAGTGGTATTTCTATTCCGCCCGATGTTAATCAAGTAACAATGTTTATTACCGCTAGAGTTCCTGTAATAATTGAAATATTTAACAGTTTCAATGATAGGTTTGCTACGGCTGAAAATGTACAGAGATTATCATCAAGTGAAAGAGCACAACTAGGTTATCCTGAAAATTTATATTCAGCAAGCAATCCTGCTCAGATACCCATTTTATTTGGTACTAGCGGTCTTAATTTTAATTACAGCATGTATACGACTTCAATCCCTATTTCATCAAGCCCAAATTTTAATGTAACAAGACTTAACCCACCTAGAGATGCGATTAGAAGATATGAATATAGAGGCGCTCGTTCTATTGATGACCCTCTACTTGAACGTTATTTCATGTTTCAAGGTATTGGTAAAATAACTTTTAACTCTCCAGATGATCGATTTGTACGCATTGTAGTAAGAATAGCTAGTAGTTTTCTAACTGATCAAACTTTACTTAGTAATGATAGTGCTGATTATAGATTTGCTAGACAAACATTTGGTTGGTCATATAGTTTAAATACAAGAGCTAATATTACAACTTTCATAGAATCAACAACAGTTAACGTACAAGATTGTACTCCAATAAATCCGCCGGATCCTGTGTACAGAGGTACAATGACTGCTAGAGGATTGACAAATTGGTCTTGTTCAAATCAATTTAGAACAACATTAGACAAATCTCAATATACAGGATTTATTTTAAATTGTACTGGATTAAAACCAAATACAAAACATAATTTCTTCTTAGATGGAAAAAATTATAATGAATTCTCTTATCCTAGATCTACTTTTGCAAATGAAGAAGATTTTGGATTTCGAAGATCTCAAAATTTAAGTGATTTACAATTAGGTTCTTATGATTTAATTTCTGATTCTTCTGGTAAGTTATCATTCACAATATATGTTCCAATACAACAAACAAATTGGATTATAAATCAATTAGGATTGACTGGAGGAATTTATAGTAGTTCAGGGGCAACACAAGGAAGCTCCGGTTATTCTAATCTTACAGTTAGAGATCCATCTGATCGTTCGTTTGCAACATTAGTAGTAGCTGACAGAGCACCAAATAAAGTGCTACCAAATGATGCAGCTGGTAATATTTAAAGAGGTTAATAATAATGTCATTTAATTGGGCTCAAACTTTCAATTTAGATCCAACAGCAGTAAATAATGCAACAGAAGTTGGAATAACACGTATAGATTTATATTTTAGAGCAAAACCACCTGCTACAAACAATAAATCTGGAATCGTAAATCCTGGTGTAGAAGTTAAGATTGTACCGTGTGTTAATGGTATACCAATGTTTGATGAAATCGGTGCAGTTAGACCAACGGAACCAACTGAGCATGGTGCAAAATTTGCATTTTATAGCAACGGTAGAAATGCTAGAAAAGAATGGGGGGAGATTCAAGCTTCAACTAATGGAAATGCACCAACTCAATTTTTGTTTGAAACACCTTATTTCGTCAAAACAAATTCTGAATACGCGATTCTCATTAAATATGATGGTAACGAAGATTTTATCTTATGGACAGCCAAATCTGGAAATCCATTAGTTGGTTCTTCAACAACATATTCTGCACCAACAAATAACGGTGTTGGAAGATTGTATCAGTATATCTCAAACGTTCCATTTGTAGGAAGATCTGCTACAGACACTGATGCAACAATGAATGCTAGATACATAGCAAGTAACTGGACTCCATTAACTGACACAGATTTAAAGTTTAAAGTTTATGTATCAAGATATTTTTCTAATGGTGTTCCAGTAACATCTAATGCTACTCTTTTCAATATTACAAACACAAAATCTACAGATAGATTAATTCCAACTATTTTAGCAGTTTTTGATACATCTGCTAATCAATATACTTTAACTAGTCAATCTGAAAAATTAGAATATATAAAGTATGAATTAAAAAATAATGCGTTTACAAATATCAATTATGGTGAAAACGTTTATCAAGTTCAACCATATTATCCAGGTGCAGGATCGGCGAATAACACTGGAGGTGCGAATGCAGTATGCACTGTTTCTGTAATTTCTGACACAAAAAGTTCTACTATCATTACAGCAAATGCAAACTATATTCATTCAAATGGTGTGACATTTAATGCTGCTGGTGGATTTAATAATATTTTTAATCCAGCAGCAGGCGTTGAATATATAGTAATTGACAATGGTAACTCTGTAAACGTTAGACGAATTTCTCAAATCATTTCTAATACACAAATACTTGTAGATTCACCAGTAACTTTTACAAATAACGCGGCGAAATTCTTTAAGTCGCCAGTAGGACAAATTCACTCATTGGGAACTAGTTATTTCCAAGGAAAAAATATAAGTTTATTAACACTTTACAATTCTAATGCTACTCGTAATAATAGATTTGTCAACAATGCAGTATCATCTATTACTATTAATAATGGCGGAACAGGATATTCAAATTCTGACTACATTGTCATTTCAGGATTTGAAAATGTGGCGAATAAAGTTGTAGGTGGTTATAACGCTACAGCAAATATCGTCACGAATATAACTGGAACAATAACACAAGTTCTGGTAACAAATGCAGGATGTGGATTCGTAAATACTGCGTGGTTAACTGGATCAAATGTTATCATTGCAAATTCTTCTGGTGCAAATTCTACCGGAACAAACGCAAACTTAAACATCTCAGTTGGATCAACAGTAAAGACTGAATTTCGTTCAAACAATTTCTTTGGAAATTGTGAAATCATTAATTTTGAGACAAATAGAATTAAGCCAGAAATTACTGTTAATAATCCTCTCGGAACAAACTTTAATATTAGACTTAGAACCCTGTTTCATAAGATAAATGATAATACAGTAAACTCTGGGGTTGTTTATAGAATTAATCAAGATCCTTCATTAACTGACACTCAAGTCAAGATCTTTAAGAATCATGATGTATTAAATGTTAATACTACGATTCTTCCGTCAAGATCAAATGAGTTTATCATTCCATATGCGAATGGTGCGTTAGGAAACACTTCAATTCTTGGAACATCTTATTCTAATGCCGCGACATTGCTATTTGATATCTCATCTAATAATGATTTCTCTGCACCATTTATTGATCCAGAAATCATTAGAACACACTTTGCAAAGTATGTTATTAATAATGATTATACAAATGAACATACAAACTATGGTAACGCGTATTCAAAGCATATCACGTCAAAAGTAAACTTTGCAACAGACAGATTTGCTGAAGATCTTCTTGTGTATCTAACTGCGTATAGACCATCAAATACTGACATTAAAGTATACGCAAGAATTCATAATTCAAAAGATCCAGAAGCCTTTGATGATAAGGATTGGACGCTACTCGAATTGGTTGATGGTGTAGGCGTATTCAGTTCACAAGATAATTCAGCAGATTATCGTGAGTACACATATAACTTCACACAGTATCCAAATACAGACGTCACGTTGGTTGGAACAGCAAACGTTCAGCAAGGACAAGCATTCATTACTGGTTCTGGAACATTGTTCTCAAATTCAACTGTGTTCTCAACATTCAATTCTAACACGTCAGTTGCTAACACAACAGACTTTATCTCACTATCTCCACAACCATTCGCCAACAACGACACTGTAACATACTACGTTGCTGCTGGTAACACTGCTGTAGGCGGACTGTCAAACAACACGATCTATTACGTTGTTCAAGCAAACACTTCTGGTATTAAGTTATCATCAACAAAGAACGGTGCAAACATTAATATCACTGCTGGCGTATCAGAATCTGGTCACTCACTTTATAGAACGGCAGTCGTTCCAGACGATTTGATTAAGATCTACTCACCTGTATTCCCGAACAATTACGTTATTCATGTCGTTAATAACGTTGTTAACGCGACATACCTAACGATTAAGAGATCATTTGGTGATTTATCTGCAAATCTCTCAGGAACAGTATCTGTAAATACTACCTCAACAACTGTCGATGGAACTTCAACAACATTCACAGCAGATTTTACAAACGGTGATTTTATTGCTGTATGGTCAAACTCTTCTGTTTATGAAGTAAGAGGAATCACATCAATTACAGATGCGAATACTCTAGTGGTAGATAGCGCGTTTACATTCGCTAATGCGACTTCAAACTATGCTATCCTAACTGCATCTGATTTCTTAGGAACAGATAGAACAGTCGGTGGTCTAAAGATTGATCGACTAGCATTTAAGAATCAAGCGTTCAACAATAAACCAAACGATAACGTTGTTAGATACTACAACTCATCGATGGTAGAATTTGATACTTTTGATACGTATCAGTTGAAGATCGTATTCCTTTCTGATAACGATCAGATTGTTCCTAAGGTAGATGATATTAGGTCAATTGGAGTTAGTGCTTAATGAGTAACTTAGTCAAGACTAACGTACCCGGCATATATAAAGATACGGAAACTAATGCGTTTATAAATATGAACGAGTACGTTAAACCTACTAAAAAAATTGAAAAAAATAAAGAGATAAATATTTTAAGGAATGAAGTCAATTCTATTAAGAATGATTTAAAGGAAGTGAAAGAGTTGTTAATTAAAGCACTAACAAACGGTAAAATCTGATGGCAAGACAAGTTCAAACTGTAAATACTGCAACAGATACATTTCAAATACTTGTCGATAAGACAAACGAAATTATAGAAATCGTAAACGCATATGCCATTACTGCAAACAGCGGGACGCCAGACATTACGTCTGGCAACGCATTTGTTAACGGTTATTTTGGTTCTAATAATTTACTAGTTCAATCATTATCTGGTGGTGATTTTAGTTCATCATCAAATTTAGTGATTACTACTAACGTTTCAATCAACTCTGCTTCAGTTCTCGTACTAGGAAATACATCTGTAAATTCTAGTTCTTTATCAACTCTTTCTGTTGTGATTGGCAATTCTACAGTTAATTCTGTGTCAAATTCTACAGTATTAAGAATATCAAGCGTTGAACCGAATACAGTAATTTTAGAGCACTCACAACATACTTCTAACACGTTTACTACTACTGGATTGTCACAACAGACAGTAGATCAGTTTGCTACGGCAACATTTAGGTCTGCAGAATATCTCGTATCTGTAAAAGATAACAATGCTAATGGATACCAGACGTCTAAAATGATTATGGTTCACGATGGAACTACAGCGTTAGTAACTGAGTATAGCGTACTCGTAACAAACGCATCTCTGGGTGTCTTTGCTGCTGACGTGAGTGGCGCTAACGTCAGGTTGTTATTCACACCGGTTTCTTCTAATACGTCAGTAAAATTTATTAGAGAGTTAATAGAAGTCTAAAATGGCAATTAAAAAGAATCTAATAATAGATCAAGGAACAACATATTCTGCTAACATCGAATTGTTAGATTCTGATGGCGAACCATTAGATGTTACTGGATACACTTCAAGATCACAATTTAGAAAACACTACAC